GTTAAACAATAATCAATTAAAACAACTTAAGATATAATTACGAGTAAGATAAACACAATCAACTTCTGAAAAAATAACGTCATAGTCCGGAGACCAGCTCACGGTGGACAGATATATTCAGCCTGATACAATTACGAAAATCCATTAAATGAGTCGCACCCGCGTACGCTCAAAGCATTTAAAGTCAGCTATGCTAGACTCAACCCGACACTTTACGGGTCCCACAGTGCAATCCTTTCAGTCACACCGTTATGCCACACCACATTTTTGTCAAATGGTGCGTACGCTCCTAACGCCCGGAACACCACAGTGTCCGCGAAATTCTGATGCATCCACCTCGCTTCATTCACCAATTCCAGCTCTGGTCCCCGCATATGAAACATATGCAAATGCCCCTCAGCTAAGTGGATTCGATCCCACACTTCTATGGAATTCCACGGCCCCTCCGGAAATTGGACTTGCTCTAGTAGCACATCCACGTGTACATAAAATTCTCTCAAATACTCTTGAGAAGCTGGGTACACACCAGCCAATTTTCCACCCACAAAGGTATCCTCTAAACAGTGGTTAGGATCGTATTTTAATCTCAGGCGACGATCTCTCCTGCTGCGAGCTGCTCTCTTCCTCTTAATGCGCACTCGCTCTTGCATTACTGGATCGAAGATGAGGTCAGAACAATTCTGTCGACTATCCCACATCCAATCGCGTACTACAACATACTCGACTGGACCTTGTTCTACCATGATTCCCCAATCATCTTCGTAATTGAAATCATCAAATTGATCCACAAAATCGGTCAACATATACTCTTCCACGTCCGTGTTTTCTACTACCAACCCCTCAACTACGATTTTTTCCTGCTTATCTCTGATAGTTCTTTCCCATAGATTGAAATCGAAGACAACTTTTATCTTCTGGCTCTCCAACTGTCTTTTCAGCAAATCAGCTGCTTCACGTCCGTGATGTGCCATCATCTGCATAGCCATGTCAATTTTCTGTTCCATGATGGTTTTATCCCCATCGTTGATCTTCTTTCCCCACTGTAACTCACGATGAATCACCCCAATGGG